CCCCCCCCCGCATGAACTTCGAGCATTTCCGGAACTGCTTTCTGTCTTTCGTACCCATACTCGTCCATGTGCTTCATTGCTTTGTACTGCAACTCTCCATTTTTGATGATCTGCTCGCTGATGTCGCATATAGCGTCGGTTCTCTTTAACTCGCTTTCCAGCTCTTCTCCTGTCAGATCATCGTCCCCCAGCTTTTCCAGCTGAGCGAACAGGTGGTTATTCAAGTCTCCTAATGTATTCTTCATTTCTTACCTCCTAATCGCATCCGTGACATTCTTCGCAACTTCTTTTCTGCCACAGTCCTTCATCATCCTTATATAAGCATTCGCTCTCACCCCAGCACTCCATGTATGTTTCATAGGCTTCGTTGCTGCACATATCGCAATAGTCTCCTTCAACTATTTTCCCGCCTCTATAAACTCTGCGGCCGTCGTTGCTTCCCATATCTTCATCCGCCCACCAATGTTCTATTGTGGCTTCCGGGTACATTTCCGACAGTTTAAGCATGATCGGTTCCGGGTTGCTCCAAGCTGTGCTGAACAAAATCGTGTCCGCATCAACCTGTTCATTATCGTATGAGTTCCACTTTGTACCCCAGTTTTCACACGACCAGTCGTACCATGTTGTGTGACCATACAATACCTTATTACTGATGTACTGCAAACCTATTTTCGCCAGCTCTTCATCTGTTTTGCCGTGCGCCTTCTTTCTTCTTTCGTACTCGTCGTCCGTCATTTTCCCATATTTATTGCTCAAAAATCCAAATCTTCTCTTGCTCATTTTTCTCAGCACAGCTTCGATGGCAACATCTTCTGATGAACCACTTTCGATATTTAAGCTCTCCGGCATAGGAATGAGCTTATTGAAATCGAAGAACGTAAACTGTTCCTTCGTGTACTCGTCTGTTTTGGTTGTGAACAGTGGAAGGTTCGCAATCCCTGTCATTTTAACTTTGTTTCTTACATGATTTGGCATAATCTTATCCTCCTAAATTTAATTCCAGTCGCTCGCAATTTCTGCGACCGTTCTCTCTAAAATCTTAAACTTCTCCGGGTCAACCCAACTCGGTATCTCTCCGTTTCTTACTCTCTCCTGGTATCGGTTCAAACACAGCTGCTTCACTGGTACTGATCTACCTATCTGAACAAACATACCTCTTTGCTTGTCCCAGGCAAATGCTCCGTACTCCACGTTTTCAACTGCGGCTTTCATAGTCTCCACTGCCGCGTCCAATGCGTCCAGTTCTACCGGTCCAGGCGGCATCTCTTCGATGTTCCGGATATTATGCAGGTACGTTTCCAGTACCGCCGCATTTTCTCTGAGCGTCATTCGTCCTCTCCCTCCTCTTCTTCCTGGTGCCAATGATACTTGCAATCCGGGTTTTCGCATCTGCCGTTCCACATCGTGCTGCCGCATTCCGGGCAGGTGGTCGCCTCGTATGGTCCTCCGCCTAACATCTGATCCGCTCCTTTCTACAAATACGAACATCCATATCTCTTCCGGAAAGTTTCTCTGCCTCCCTTATGGATAATCTGTTTTACTTCGCCTTCCTCCTTGCCTTCATCGATAATCCTTGCAAATTCGTCTGCCTTCTGCAGGGCGTATTCTTTTTCCCAGGCCAGCTGTCCGATAATCTTTGACATTCTCTCTGCCATCGGGTTTCCGTGTATTCTCATTAGGATTTCTCCCATATTGTGACAGTTGTTACATACCGGCACTTTCAATCCGTCCTTCTCGCTCAGTTCTCTACCGGCGGTACCGAACACCAAATGATGCTCAGCTTCCGACGGTCTGCCGCAGATGAAACAGATTTCCGGATAGTCTGTCACTATTCCTTTACTCACCGCTTGCACCTACTTTCTGTTTCCAACTCCAATGATTACCAAGAACGCAAATACCACTAATGCTGCCATAGTCTCGCCTCCTTAACCAAAAACCACTGTTCCGAATAGTGCGTACTGGATGATCGCATCACACACGATTGCGTCTGCATTGCAGGTGTCGAATCTGATCTTGCCATCCATCTGCTCTAAGCAGTTGCAGCCAACCGGTGTAATCGCCCACAGCTCTACTCCTTTCTTGAACTTCTCCAAGTCCAGCTCGTAATACTCTGTCTCGTCCTTGTCGAACGGTTCCGGCAGGTGTAATCTCAGTTTCCCGCCTCTTGCGATCTGCTCGCTTCCATATTCTCCGAGATAATCGCCTACAACCTTTGCCTCATCACACCAGTAAGTGATGCCACCCTCCAATGCTCCGCACATAATGTCGTCAATATCTTCCTGGGTAAGTACGATTTCCAATGTTACACTTACCGTTACCTGTTTTTCTTTCTCTTCGCCGCCCATGACTCGCTCTCCTTCTTTTTTATTGCTTTTTCTATCTCTCCGAGTTTTTCATCACTGAGAAACTTAAAATTCACGCCTGCGTCTGTAAACGCTGTAAAAATGCTATCCTGCACCGCCTTGACTGTCGCCCAGTCCGGTTCATCGTCCTGCGTTCTGATACCGAACTGAACCATGTAGTCCTCGATCACGTGCCATAACTCATATTCCAGCTCATCCATACATCCGAGTGCCGATACGTCCACGACCGCCGGTGCTGTTATTTTCTTTCCGTTTGCCAGTTCCAGGTCTACTGTGTCAATCTCTTCTCCGAACTCACCGCCTTTCTTGTGGTGTGCCAGGATGTCGCCTGCAAAGTCATAGCCTCTGTCGATCATGGCCTCGCTGTTGTCATCGTACAGTCTGAAACATCCGGCCAGTTCGCCCTTCTCGTGTCTCTGCAGAACTTCTTCCCAGGTCAGCTTTTGCATTCCTAACCAGGTGTAGCCCATTATTCATCGCCTCCTTCATAATCTGCTCCGCAGTACGGACACTTCGTTACTCCGTAGCAGTTAAACATCTTCCCGCATTCTTTGCAGGTGTCCAGCTCCCCATTTCTCTGCCAATCTTCCAGCAAGCTACTTACGTGCTGCCAGTCCAGCGCCTCGAAAACTTCCTCTGCCAAATCGTCCTGCTGGTTACACTCCTGCAGGATGCTGTTTCTCGTGTACACCGTATCGGATAATTCCGGGATATAGCACGGATCATCCGGTCTGTGGTAAAACGCATCTTCATCTTTGAAGATATGTCCCTGTCCGTAGAACTCACGGACGATCTTCTCGCCTTCTCCATTTTCATCCGGCGGCGTGTAACTGCCAACCAGCACCGGGATGTTTACTTTCTGCAAGGCCTGCGACAGTTCCGATATCATACCGTCAATGGCTTCTGCATCCTTTACAAGCTCCCTTGTGGAAGGAACTCCACTCGTTCCGCTTCTCTTGGCTTCTATCCACATTTCAATATGCTCGTCGATGTCGAAATCTTCGTAGTAGGCTTCCAGGCTGTCCTTGAAACTATCTGCCTGGTTCTCTTCATCGAAATCAATCGTCATTGAGAAATCTTCACCTGCAGGTGACGACTGCCCGATTTCAACATAGGTTCTTCTGTTGTCCGGCTCAATGTAGGCTTCCCAGTTCCACCCCATTTCTTCTGCCTTGCCGAGAAGCATTTTCAAGCCTCTCGATATGTCCTTGTATTCTTCCATGTCCTTATTCCTCCGCATCTGCGTAGTATGCATCGAATGCAATACCGGCATTTACCAACTTATCTTCCAGGTAATTGCCATAGCACCAGCCGTCTCCATCTTCCCAAAAACTGTCCCAGGCTTTCTCCAACACCTCTCTTGCCTTCTCTTCATCATCTTTGCTTACAACAAACACGCAATCCATCCAGTCGTTTAACTGAGACTGCACTCTGATTACGCTTTCCTTTAATACTTCCACGCCAATATTCATTGTGCTTTCTCCTTTCTCAGATGTAATAGCAGCTGAAATTCCAGTGATGTCCGAACTCATAATACAAACCGTATCTCTCGAATATCTTGTCAAATTCTCTTCTGACCGAAGGAAGGATGCCGTAGTACAGCATCTCGCATACCGGTCCTTCAAAACTCATGCTGAGAATGTGTTCCGGATTAACGTATTCAAAATGTCTCTCCGGCTGGTCTGCCACCTCGATTAGATGCTCCCTGTCGTTGTAGTAATACTTTCCGGTTACCGGATCATGCTGTGTGAACCGCTTTCCGTTGAAATAGATGTCTACATCCTGCCATAACCCATGCTCCAGCAGAAACTCTCTGATTTCCTTTGCCAGGTTCTCAATCTGCTCTGCCGTCAGCTTTGCCGTTGAACTCATGCAACCTCCTCCTTTCTTACTCTCTTCTTAACAAGTCTTGCTGGGTACTGAGGCTGATTCTCTCTGTACTCTTTCAGTCTCGCCCTTGCCTCTTCTCTTGTGAACTCTGTCAATGTGTACTCCCAGCCGTACCCGTAATTCAGCTGCAACTCCCAGGTGTCGATTGTCTTTCTCTCGTATGCCATCCTACGCAACCTCCTCTTTATTCGGCTTTCTGCCACGTCTCTTCGGCTTTTCGACCGGCTTTTCTTCCTTGACCTCTTCTGTAGGTTCCTCGGCCACCTGCTCCTCAACCTTCTCTTCGGCCGCCGGTTCTTCCTTGACTACCGGCTCTGCAGGAAGCACAACATCCAGCTTGTATCTCTTTGTAATGCTCTGAATCATCGTCGCTACCTCTGTGCTTACTTCCTGGATTTCGTCCTCGGTAAGTCCTTCTGTCAAGCTCTCTGTCTCGGTCCAATATCCTGCATTATCCAGGAAATGATTTAATACCTTCTTTGCTCTATCATGTTTTACGTCCCACTTCATATCGTTTACCTCTCTTCCTTTTCTCCGGCGATCAATGCCAGTACCACTACTCCATTTATCAAAATTGCTACCAAATTCTTCGCTCTCATACCGTCGTATATGCCGACCATAAAGTTGATGAACAATACCGACTGCAGGAACTGTCTTAATTTCTTCATTGCCAAATCAGCCTCCTTTATGATAGACTTAACAGTTGAGAGGCGGTGTTGCTGCCTCCCGACCGTTAAGGGAACTACTTAATCAATCAAACCTAACCATTTCAGAATTGCCGTAATCACTGACACAATCATGATTACTATGGTGGAGATTATGCTGGCCTGCTTTTCTCTCTTCTGTAATTTAAGGTTTTCGATTTCAAGTAGTTCCTTTTCCTTTGTAGAAAAGTCTTTCTTCCTACCTTTCTTACCCAACTGGTAATTCCTCCTTCCTTAGGATTTAATCAAATTGTTTTGTTTGATTATGGTTATATTATAACTCGCAGTTGCGTATTTGTCAATAGATATACTTCTATTTTCCGAGCTTTTACCAAATAATTTTCGCACTTGCGACAACTTCTGCAATTTCCGGATCATCAACACCAACTAGTGTATTGCTCTGCATTTTCATTTGCGAGGGTTGCAAACCCGCATGGTTGCTTTGTGTGTTGTAAGATTTCTTACATGATTTCTTCTATGGTTTCTACAAGGATTCTTTACTAGATATTAGAGATTAGATAATAGATATTAGAGATAGAATATTATATGCTCATTTGCGTACTCTCAAAAGCGTATTTTATCCACAAATGCGTGTGGATAATGTGGATAATTACACCTCTGAAAACATATAGAACTATGACTTCGTACACGGTTCAATACTGGCTTTTAGTCTTTAGGCATAGGATAGGTACTAAAATCGCCTATCGTGTCTCGGGAACTTTTCGTCAAAATACCCGGTCTTATTTTGGTTATTTTGTATATTGATTTTACCTGCGGTCTTGTTCCGCTTTTCTGCAATAAAAAAAGAGCCTACAACCCCTGCGGATCATAGGCTCTCTTACTTACTCTGCTGAGTTGATGAAATCCTGGCAGTCCAGTTCCCGGTATGCCTTTTCAAAGGTTTCCTTCGGACTCCATGATACATAACCATCCGGATATTTCACGGCGTACCCAGGTACTCCGTTCTTCTCCTTCGGCTCAGCTTTTACAATTTTCACGCCGATATAGTTTTTCATAATGCCACCGTTTCCTCCTGTTATTTTACTCTGATGGTGTCTCCTGCGATAATAAGGTTCGGATTCTCAATGCCATTGAGTTGAGCAATCGCATTGACCGTAGTTTCATACTTCGCCGCAATACCGGAAAGCGTATCTCCGCTCTTAATGGTGTAATACTTTTTGTTTCCGGCGTTGATTACGTCCTGGACCTCCTGCCATCTACTGCCAAGAACAGTCCTTCTCACTTCATCGTCACCATACTTACCGGCCCACACCTCATCTACAAGTTCCTGCACGGATGCTTTGTCGATGTGATTGATTACATCCTGCACTTCATTGTATCTGCTACCGAGAGCTGCCTTTCTTGCGTCGCCCCCGCCGAACTCGTCCTTCATCGTTCTGTAAAGTAGGTCGAGTGTGCTGCCTTCCGGCTCTGAAATCTCCGGCTCCTTAGCTTCATCTCCTGTGCTGGCAGAGAATCCATTGAGACCTGCCTTCTTGATTTCTGTCTCAAAATCACGATAGCAAAAATCTTGATCAACAGTTCTTCCGCAGATCGTCTTATCGGCAATGTAGTTATACTCTCCTCCGTACTGCCAAATATCGTGACCTGTTGCTGGCTCATTTGAAGAATATCTCGCCACCCAATGAGTGAACCTCTGCAGGCGATCATCGTCTACGTGCGCCTGGAAATGTGAATCAGATGTATATACTCCGACAAAATATCCAGCCTTCTCGCATCTGTCACAGAACGCAATCACAATATTCGTAAGGACATCTCTGCTGTTGTTCAGCATCTTACCTTCTACGTCGTAGTAGATAGGATATTCAAACTGCTTACCTGCAATAACTGACAGGAAATGGTCTGCCTCCTGCTCTGCCTCCGCAACAGACTTTGCATTGCCGTAATAGTATGCACCTACCGGAAGTCCGATAGCCTTACACTGTGCATAGTAATTTTCAAACTTGCTGTCCTTATACTTGCCATCGTCTGCACCTGCAGCCTTGATAATAGCAAATTTCACTCCTCTTTCATTCCTGGCCTGCTCAATGCTCATATCTCCCTGCCAGTGTGAAATATCAATACCAAAAAGTTTTTCCATAGAAAATTCCTCCTTAAATCAAAATAAGGGGCAGCTTTTCAGCCACCCCGATGTGATACCTTTTTCAGAACTTATGCTTTGATTAACTTTCCTTTTTTGAGAAGATTAACCATCTTGGTGTTCTGCGCTGCGGTATATGCGTAGTTTGTAATGCCATTTGCGGCTGCAATCTTGGCCCGGTGCGCCTTCGATGTGTCTTTTTCGCCCACTGCAGCAAGCGCCGTAATAATAGACCCCGATGTTCCTTCATACTTAGGATAATAAGTATTTCCGTGTCTCGGGTTTCCGGAAACAACAACTACCGTATGTCCTTTGGTCTTTGTGACGAGTACATCACCGTTGAACAATTCCGTCTTGGAAGTTACCGCAATCGCTTCCATAAACTGTCCGGTCGCCTTCAATGCCGATGCCTCAGAAGCCGTATTGAAATTTCCTGGATCAAAGCCAGCCTGGATGCAGCACGCTCTCACAAGTGAACTGCAGTCTGCCTCTGTCTTTACAGAAATTTTAGAGAGCTTTCCGACTCTTCTCAGCTGTTCGATCACATTGCTTCTATGTCCCTGGCAATATCCGATATTGTTGTTTCTGCATCCCTGCAGCATAGCTTCCGCAATGGCGTTTGCTACCGTGATGCTCTTCGGTCTCAGACAGTACCAGCCTTTTGAATGGACGTAATACGCCTGGGTTGATACCTCGTTTCCAGTCTGATCTCCCGGTTTTCCTCCGGAAATGTGACCGTTCTCGTCAATTCTTGCGCTTCCAACTACTAAACTCATGGTTCTTCCTCCTAACAAAAATAGGGCAGTCTTTCGACCGCCCTGTGCTTACGATATGTTCTCAGATTACTCCTCATCCTCACTGTTGGAGCCGATGTTGGCTGAGTCAGTCAAACCTTCACCGATGATGTACGCCACTACGGACGCTCCCGCCATAATGAGTGCTGTAACCTGTGTTGCCGTGTTGTCTGTGCCGCCAGTAGCCAGGATCATCATAGATACGAATGACGCTACCGCAGTCCATAACTTTCTGCTTGTAAGTTTTCTAACCCAATCAATTTTCTTCATGTTTCTTTACCTCCTGTTATAAAAATGAATTTTTTTCCATGCACTTCTGATAAACTTTGTCTATCTCGGCAATGGCATTTACCGCTTTGCTGTTCTTATATTCCGGATGCTCTGCGCAATAACGCTCGTAGTCCGAAACATCATCCAAAATCTGATTGAAGAACTCCTCGGAATGTTTGACATCCCTTCTCAACTCGTCGGCAAATCGCAGGATTCTTGTGCGGCATTCGTCCGCATCATCTTTATCCATACGCCTTTCGAGCTTGTTGTGCTTTTCTCCCAGGTCTTTTAACTCTTTCTGCACTGATTCCAACTTATCCATAACGTCCTTATTCATCGACTTTCCGATGGCTCTCATGCCGTTTCTGATAATCTTTCCAACTGCAGACCACGGATTTACCTTGATGGGCGTAATCTGCACCAGTGTCAAGAACAGCAGTAGCGCTCCACCACTTGCGAGAATTTCATTCAAAGACATTGGCTCTTTTACCTCCTTCCCAAACGCACCGTAATTCCCACGGCACGTCCGTAATATCTGCCGCCTTTTCACCCAAAATGGCCTCTATTACTGCATAAAGAATGGCATCCGCGTGCGGGTCCTTATCGAACCGGTACAGATGCCATACCAACTGATTATGCAGGTTCAGCAGATCCTCTTCGTCTGCCTCGGTATTGAGCAAGCCTAACTCTACGGCCGCACTTTCCAGGCGGTCATAGTTGTAAAATTCTGCGTAGGGTATCATGTTGTCTCAAACTTCTCACCAGTGATTTCTTCAAACTCCGCTGCTGTTATCCATCCCTTGTCAACAGCGTTATGGACCATTTCGTCGGTCCACAATCTTGTCCCATCCGGCTTATATGTGTTGTAATATTTCTTTACAACCGAATACTTTGGACTATGCTTTGTTTTTGCCATGCTTGCTACCTCCTAAATTTCAATTCCAGTCATCATACTGAGATAATCGATCTGAGACTGCATCGTTTCCATTTTGATTTCCTCTGCAGTTTTTTCTCTAAAGGCGAGATAATATCCATCTACGCCTTCGTAATGCGTCTGCTGGATAAATGCACCATTCTCGTATGTGGTTACATTTCCTCCGGAACTTTCGACTGTCATCGGGGAGCAGTTGTCCTCGAAGATTGTCTCGTCGATTTCTGTCTCGCTTATGAAGTTGTTTCCGTTTTGGGTAAGTCCTTCAATGCTTGTTCCATCAGCCAGCGTAATCTTGAATGTTTCTTTTTCCATGTTATCCTCCTTCCGAATAGGCTGTAATATAGCTTAAACATATTGTCAATCTGCAGTCTTGACATGATTTTATAGTTACTGGCAATCCACGACTTGAAGCTGTTTTCAACTGTTGCAAAATCAATTTTTCCCAAGTCTAATTGCCTCTTATATGCCTTTAGCTTTTTCCGTTCTCTTGTAACAGATTTTGGGTTAATTTTCTTAACCACTCTTCCGGTATCAGTTAGCCAATACTGAATCTGCAGTATTCTGAACGGCTTGTCTATCCTGGCAATCCTTGTCTTTCTCATGTTTAGTATCAAGCCTATTTCATCAGCTAACTTTTTGATAGCTTCCAGCAAATTTTCGAGCCGTTCCTTACTTTCGGAAATAGCTCTTATATCATCCGTATATCTTCCATAGCCTTCTA